GTGCTACGAGTTGTTAGAATATTATTTTGAGGTTACTGAAAATCCGACATGGAATCATTTTGCATATATAGCACATGATATACTTGAAAGAATACAGGAACAAGAAAAAGATTTAAAAGATAGATACGAGCGTAGACAGAGGGCAAAGGAATGGCTAAGTGAATAACTCAGAATCAAAGTTAATCTCAGCAGTTCTTAAAGATAAGCAAGCCCATGTTATGCTTCAGGCAAATGTTGAAGGTATTTTAAAAACACATTTAGATGTTTGGCAATTCATTAGAAAATATTATGAACACAATTCTACAGTTCCGCCTGTAGAGTTGGTTGTTGAAAAGTTTAGAGATTTTGAAATTGCTGATGGTGTTGGATCAACTAAACATCACCTTGAGGAATTACAGGCAGAGTATCTTGTTAATAGTCTTAAGGATATTTTAAGATCTGCTGCTACCGATGTTCAGGGTGGCCTTGGGGTAGAGGCTCTTGAAACTTTGATTAGCAAGACTGCAGAACTTAGAAAAAATACAGCAGCCATTCGTGACATTGATGTAACAGATCTTGATTCTGCTGTTGCATACTTTGAAAATCTTAAGAAGCAACAAGAGGCTGGCGCACTTGGAATTAAAACTGGACTTCCAGGATTTGATAACTACCTTCCTTCTGGAATCATGCCAGGACAGTTAGGAGTCTTCTTGGCATATCCAGGCATAGGAAAGTCTTGGTTGTCTCTCTATTTCGCTGTACAGGCCTGGAAACAGGGTCGTAGCCCAATGATCATAAGTCTTGAAATGTCTGAGGTTGAAGTACGTAATCGTGTATTTGCAATCATGGGTGAGGGTATCTGGTCTCATCGTAAATTAAGTGCGGGACAAGTAGAGATGGATATGCTAAAGTCATGGCACACAAAGAGTGTTAAAGGAAGACCAGAATTTCATATTATCTCAAACGATACAGGTGGAGACATCACACCACTAGTTCTTCGTGGCAAGATTGATCAGTATAAACCAGACTTTGTTATTGTTGACTATTTACAACTAATGAGTCCAAACAGTAAGTCTGATAATGAAACTATTCGTATGAAGAATCTATCTCGTGAATTAAAGTTAATGGCTATTGCAGAAGAAGTTCCCATTATTGCTATTTCTTCTGCTACCCCCGATGATGTGACTAAACTAGAAACCGTGCCAACCCTTGGTCAAACTGCATGGTCAAGACAGATTGCCTATGATGCTGACTGGGTATTGGCGCTTGGGCGAGGTACAAATAGTGATATTATTGAATGCGTATTTAGAAAGAACCGTAATGGTTTTATGGGGGAATTCCTAGTACAGGCTGATTTTGATAAGGGATATTACAGATATAAGGATTATGAAGATAAGACAGTATAATATGCGGTATGGAGACATATCAGCACAAGCCTATCAAAAGGTTTGGTTTAGACGGTGTCATCAATGATGACTCTGCCATATATAGGTTACAGCAGGAATACATTAGACTGCTGGTATCTGAAATGCGTCTATCTGGATATGTTCCAAGATTTGACATTGATCCACAGTTTACAATAGAATATAATGACAAAAATAATACATATAACTTTATACTAAGCATATACGGAATATATATAGGGAGAAAGAAAAGCGAATGGACACTAGGAGTAGACGGAACGAAGGCAATTCATATACAGCCAACCAAATTAAAAGAGTACTCGCAGGATCTGGCTTAAATATAGAAAAAGAAGCAGAATCTGAGTATGTAGTATTTTGTCCATTCCATTCAAATCACAGAACACCTGCTGGTGAAATAAATAAGTATAGCGGTTTGTTTTTTTGTTTTTCTTGTAGCCATACTGCAGACTTGATAGAGTTAGTCATGCATTGTTCTAACAGAACATATTTTGAGGCTGTCAGATTTATTAAAAGTAAAGAAGTAGAAACAGATATTGTTTCTGATATTTCTTCTAAGTTAGTTGAAAAAGAAGAATGGCCAGAATTAGACATGGCCATAGTAAATAAACTATATGAGCAGGCATTAAAAAGCGACAGAGCAATTCAATATTTCAGTGGAAGAAAAATAACTCAGGATTCTATAAAGAAGTTTAAACTTGGGTATTCTGAGAATCAAGACATGGTAACTATTCCTGTACAAAACCATGAAGGATTGTGTGTCGGCTTTGTCGGAAGATCTGTAGAGGGTAAAACATTTAAAAATACCAACGGACTTCCTAAATCAAAACTATTATTTAATTTGAATCGTGTTAAGACTGCAAGTCGTGTTTATGTTGTAGAGTCATCATTTGATGCCATAAGACTTGATCAGGTTGGACTACCAGCAGTTGCTACCCTCGGTGCTAATGTGTCATCAAAACAAATAGGTTTGCTTCAAAAGTACTTTAGCGATATAATGATTATTGCTGATAATGATGAGGCAGGCGGTAACATGAAAGATAAAATAGTTGAAAGATTAGGCTCTCAAGTTACTGTAATAAATATAGATAAACAATATAAAGATATAGGCGATATGGATGATAAGTCAATAAAAGAACTGGACTTACAGTTTGACAAATCAATACTGTCTATGCTAAACTAGAAAAGAACAAAGGAGAAAAACTATGAGCGTTATCAAGGGACTAAAAAATATTAATGCCCTGCTCGATAAGAAAAATGATGAAAGCGCACCGAAGGTACGCTGGTTAAAGTTAGCAGATGGACAATCTGTAAAGATTCGTTTCATTGAAGAACTTGATGAAGACTCTGCACATTATACAGAAGGCCGTGGTCTAGCACTTGTTGTTAAAGAGCACACTAATCCAAAGGACTACAAGCGTAAGGCTGTAGATACAATGGAATCAGAAGGCCGTGACTGGGCAGAAGAGATGTATCGTAAAGATCCAAAGGGTAATAGCGGATGGCGTGGTCGTCTTCGTTTTTACTGTAATGTACTTGTTGATGATGGCATGGAAGAAAAGCCGTATGTCGCTATCTGGTCAATGGGTGTAAGCAAGCAATCTGCATTCAACACAATTCGTGAGTATGCTCTTGAAACAGGAAGCATCTCAAATGTGGTTTGGAAGTTAAAGCGTAATGGTCAGGGAACTGAAACATCATACACTTTGATTCCTTCTGCTCCAGATAAGGAGCCATTTAAGTGGGAAGGCATTGAGCCATATCCATTGGAAAAGGCACTTCGTCGTGTTCCTTATGCGGAACAAGAAGCGTTCTATCTTGGATTTGATTCTCCATCTACAACATCAGCGACGAATATCGACTGGTAGTAGATGAATTACGTTCCATTACATTTACATACTCACTTTTCACTATTCGATGGTATTGGGTTGCCGTCTGAATATGTTGACCGTGCTACGAAGTTGGGTATGCCTGCAATAGCGATTACTGACCATGGCTCCCTTTCTGGCCACAGAGAAATGTATCGTGTTGCTAAATCTAATGGGATAAAGCCGATTCTTGGCATAGAAGGGTACATGTGTGAAGATAGGTTTGATCAGCGAGACAAAGCAGATCGAACAACTCCACTCGATATGGTTTATAATCATATTATCCTTCTTGCCAAGAATCAGGTAGGCTTAGAAAATCTTAATAAGTTAAATGAGATAGCATGGACAGAGGGGTATTATAAAAAACCACGCATTGATTTTGAAGTACTATCTAAATATAAAGAAGGAATTATAGTTTCCTCTGCATGCCCAAGTGGAATTATTGCCAAGTCTATTGAACTTGAAGAACTTGGAATGGCAAAGAAATACATTAAGTGGTTTAAAGAAGAGTTTGGCGACGACTATTATTTAGAAGTTATGCCACATAACGATGAATCAATTAACAGAAACATTTTATTATTAGCGGACGAGTTTGGTATTAAGCCAATCGTAACTCCAGACTGCCACCATGTCGATCAGTCTCAAAGAGAAATCCAAGAACTTAAACTTATTCTCAATACCTATGCAAATAAGATTCAGAAAGATGCCACATATGAAAAGTCCAAAAAGCAGGGGGACTTAATGAAGCGTCTCGATTATCTTTATGGTGCAGATAGACAGATGTCATTTAATAAGTTTGATATTCATCTATTATCATATGAAGAAATTCAGGCTGCTATGGAAAAGCAGGCAATTTGGAGAACTGATATTTATGAAAATACTATTGACCTTGCAAACAAAATTGAAGACTATGACATTAAAGATAATCTAAACCTACTGCCTGTTCAGTACAAGAATCCAGACAAGCAGTTATCTGATCTTGCCTATGAAGGGTTAAAGGCAAAGGGTTTTGCAGATAATAAAGAGTATGTAGATAGACTCGAAGAAGAACTAAAGGTTATTAAGG